ACCTAAGAAGGTTAAAAAATAGGGGATGATGATTGCTAGAGTATGTTGCAGCAGCGAATGCTGCTTATTCGGTTATAAAACAATTTGTCAACAATGGCAGGGAACTTAGTGACTGCGCTTCTCACATTGCTAAATTCGTTGACAGTAAAGATGCCGTTGCAGCTGCTCATCAAAGAAAGAAGAATAGTATTTGGTCTGCCTTTAGTGGTAAACAGGAGAATGATTTAGAAACATTTATGCATCTTGAAAACCTTAGACAAAAAGAAGAAGAACTTAAACAGTTAATGATTTATCTAGGGCGACCAGGTTTGCACCAAGATTATGTTAGGTTCTGTGTTGAGGCTAGAAAGCAAAGACAACAAGATGCCAAGGACAGAGCAAGAAAGATTGAAGAGTTAAAAGAAAACATAGGCGTAGCTGCTCTATGGTTTTTAGGATTTGCTGCATTAGCATTCGTTGTATTCGTAGTGGTATACGGAATGCAAAGAAGAGGAATGCTATGATGGTAGGTAAGATATTAGAAGCATCAAAGAAACACCAGGTGCTTCCTAGGGCCATGATGATAATTATGACTTATCAATATTTCGTGTTGACTAATTGGTTCATGTCATTAGAAAACCCTAGCAACAGCCAGGCTGCTCTTGTCAGTGTAGTGACAGGTGCAATGACTGGTGCCTTTGGATTGTGGCTAGGGGCAGAAGGAAAGCACACTATTACAGATGTCAAAACCAACACGACTAAATGAGAACTCTGAAGTTGCTCTCCCTCTCAGGAATATAATCACGATGGTTATCGCAGCTAGTGTCGCGACCTGGGCATACTTTGGTATCGTAGAGAAACTCAATCAACATGGCACTACCTTACAGCTGATGCAATCAGACCTAGAAAAAAATACAGAGTTTCGTATCAAGTGGCCTAGAGGTGCGCTGGGTTCGTTGCCTGCTGATAGTGAGCAGTTTATGATGATAGAAGATTTATATAAACAAGTAGAAAAGATAAACAAACATATTGATAACATGGCACTCAACAAAGTTAATATTGAGTTTCTTAGAAAACAAATGGACAAAGCAATAGATGATATTGAAAAACTAAAAGATGCAAACAGAGAGATAAAGTATACCAATGGGAACAGTAACTAAAATCGTTGTAGCATTATGTATGTTTACCTCTCAATCAGGAGAGATGCCTGAAGAACATCTATTGGTAGAGGAAGGGTTTGGTAAATGTTTGGAGATGAAACGTAAGGCAGAGCGTAACGTAAACCCAGAAAGAATTAGATTTGTTTGTGGTAAAGTAGAGGCAGTTATTGAAGTAGACCAAACAGGCAAAGAACATATAAATAAAATAATTATGGATAAAACCTAGATTATTGATATGGTTAAGTAGGAGGTAAATGATGTTGAGTTTATTGGGTAATCTAGTAGGGCCAGTTACAGGACTGCTTGATAAGTTTATTGAGGACAAAGACCAAAAGAATAAGTTAGCACATGAGATTGCAACGATGGCCGAGAAGCAATCACATGAAGTTATCATGGCACAGATTGAGGTACTCAAAGCTGATGCAAAAGGTAACTGGTTTCAAGCGTCCTGGCGCCCATTGATTGGGTGGATCTGTGGCCTATCCCTAGGAATAAATTATATGGTGTCACCTATATGTGCAGGGTTTGGTGTTAATATTCCTCAAGCCGATATGTCGGTCATGATGCCGTTGATGTTTGGAATGCTAGGAATTTCTGGAATGCGCAGCTACGACAAGTCAAAGAAAACAGATACAAAGAAAATAAATTAATGTTACAGGTTGGAGAAAAAAAACTATCGAATGAACAACAAACTAAATTGTATTGGGATATTGTACAACGTGAAACAAATATAATTGCTCACAAGTATATGAAGATAGTAGAGGAAACAAACAACCGTTGGCCAACATATAAGGATGATTGTATTACGGCAGCATTATCAGTAACGCAGGATAAGTATGGCACGATTTAAAAAAGTAAAAAAGGATAACCAGTTTAAAGATATACCTGCTAAGTATCTAGCTGGTGCAAAGAAGAAGTCTAAACGTGCAGCGGAGATTAGACGTACTAGACGTTTATATAAAATGTCAAAGCTGTCACCAGCAGACTTTGATAGAATTAGCAGAGAAAGAGCGAGGGGATAATGGCAGCACCAGAGAAATATAAAAAGATGTTTGGCGCTGATCGAGCAAACAAAATTTATAAGCGTGGGTTGGGGGCGTATTACAGCTCTGGCAGTAGACCCAAGGTATCTGCTCATCAGTGGGCGGTAGCTAGATTGAAGGCTCATGCCAAAGGCAAGGCTACAGTTAAGAAAGCAGATGGTGATTTATTTAGGAGGAAAACATAATGGCAAAAGGAGTTAAACATTACTTTAAAGACGGCACAGAGTTTAAAGGTAAGACACACAAAATGCCTAACGGTGATTTGCATAGCAATGCTTCTCATACTAAGACTAGTAAGAAACTATTTCATATTGGTCAGTTATCAAAGACAGCTAAAAGACGTGCAATGAAAATGTCGAGGATGGCATAATGGCAGTACGAGATGACCAGGCATTTGCTCAAGCATTATCTTTTATGTTTAGACCTACGACAGCGGGCGCACAACAAATGAAAGGGATAATGGATAAACAAAAGAAACAATCTATTTCAAGTAGACGTAAGAGAACCATGACAAATATGGCAATGTCAAATGGATTGGTTGGAATGAATGGAGGAGATAATGTTCAAACTTTCGGAACGAAGTATTAGTAAACTTAATGGTATCGATGATGCCATGAGAGCAGTGACAGAACTAGCTATTGAATATACCAAGATTGATTTTGGTGTAACGTGTGGACTAAGAACTATTGAAGAGCAACGTGCATTGGTAGATGCAGGTGCATCTCAAACTATGAATAGCCTTCACATTACAGGACAAGCCGTAGACGTTGTTGCTTATGTTGGCCCAAGGATTTCATGGGAAGTAAATCTTTATGATGATATAGCAGAGGCATTCAAGATTGCAGGCATTGAACTTGGTACAGGTATTCGTTGGGGTGCAGCATGGACTGTTCCAGATATTAGAGATTGGGATGGTACTATGGAAGAAGCTATGAACTCATACATAGATACTAGAAGGAAGGAAGGGAAGCGCCCATTCATAGACGCTCCCCATTTTGAACTTATATAACTGCGATACCTCTAGGACTATTTATCTCTTTCAAGATATAACCTTTTCTTGCTAGGCAGTTAAGTATACGATGAGCATTACTCGCGGCTGCCATCTTTGGCATTGCTTGTTTGCCATCAATCTTACCAACACAGATCTCTCTCACTGTTGGATATACTCCTGATACTTTTTGATATGCTACCAGGAATGCTAAGACTTGTTGTTGTCTTGGAGTAAGACCAATCCTATTCTTATTGTCCATCAGTATTCTCCCTAGCCATAATGCTGAGGCTCTTGTTCCAATCTAATCTTTTGGTTTCCAACTCTTCAGCTAATTGTTTATCGCTAAGACTTTCGAGAACGTCTTTGTTTGCTTCCTTCAACTCCTTCATCTTGGTTCTTTTTATTTCAGGTGTAAGGTCTTTGTGTGTGGATCTATACATAGCCAACATCAACTCATGATATCTATGACCCCAATCTTGCTCTACATTATAGAACTCAATCTTGGCATCATCCCTACCGCTAGGAATATGTAAGGGCATACCCTCTGGTTCTGCTTGATTATCTATGACCGCATCCTTATGTACCTGTTCCTCGTCCATAGAAGCCTTCTCAATGGCATCGGTTAGTTTTGTAGTGGTATCCACCGCAGAAAGGCTAGGCATAGGCTCTACGTCCTTCTTTGGGGATATATCCCTCATGTTTTCTTGGGGGTAATCCATTGCCTCCTCTGCAGTAATCAATCCTTTCACTGCATCTGGGAATGCATCACGAATAGCAAACCCTCTTGCCCTCAACTGCAACATTCGATTTGGATACTGTTGCCATGGCCCTTGCTTACCCCATAGCCTCGCCTTCTTGGCATCCTCTTCTGAGAACTGGGTAAGGGTTGCCTCTACCTCACCATTGTTTAGTGTTCGTTTAATCTCACAGAATGCTATGGTTCCTTCCATCCATTCTCTACACCCTGCAAAATTCTTATGACCTTTTACAAGAGCAAGTAAACTATCACCCCACAATGAAGGTCTACCATTTATAACTGCAATGTTTTGTAGAGCCTGCATTGGTGCAAGACCTATCTCATATCCCCATTGAACAGCTACTAGTATGTTAGCAGGTTTACCCTGGAAGTCTTTGGGTACTAACCCTGACTTGGATAAAGTTTCTGCAAACTCTTTTGCTTCCTTCAAGTTTGTTGGTTCCAACATTTGACGTTGAATAATATTTTTATTTGTCATCGCTTATCTCCTTTATTGAGAACGATGTACTGTCTATGAATTGACCAGGTACATCCACCATCGTTCTCTTAGGTTTTTGTGTTGTAACTGATTTGATTTGATAGCTGCCAACATTCATGATGTCCGCACCAATACTATCCATGTGTAACTCAAGTATCTCTTGGTTATCTTTTGCAATCTTAGACCAATGCCTACTCTCTGCTTTAGCCTTCATGCAATCCGTAGCAACAACCTCGATGTCTAAGTTATCACCAACCTTCTCTCTTGGTTTGATGGTAACTTCTTTTAGTCCTTCTTCTTTTGGATCTACGATTGGAGGGTAGTCACCATCCTCTTCAAGTAGTTTCCAAAACTCTTTGGCAGCTGCTAAGATTTGTTTGCAAAGTTTTTCGTCACGTTCAAAAGCATACGTCACTAACTTACCTTGTTGTGTCATGACTAACACAACTGCCCAAGGTAGATTGGCGCACATCATTTGTTGGTGTACTTGTATCATCCAATCAGGTTTACATTTGTTTGTATGATAGAAGTCTGTCTTTACTTCAAGAACACCTTTGCCTTTCAACTCAAGACCATTGGTAACTAAATCAAAACCTTTTGGAACTGTAAGTATTCGATCAAGTGTAGCACCAAGCCTTGCTTCCTTAATTCTAAAAGCCTTGCTTGGTTCCTCCGCTTCACATTGCATACCATCTTCCTTCAATGTTTCTAACCACCAGGGAACAATGGCGTGTTCAAGATAGGTTCCTCGCAACAAAGCATTTTTGTTAAGAACCTTTTGATCAATGACTTCAACACCAGCTACTGCTCTCTTGTGTTCATCAAGTTTATCTTGCCTAGTATTTCCATAGGCATCTTTGTGGAGTAGAACTGCAGGCATTTCAGATGCACCCAACTCTTCTCCTGTTATTGTTTTCTTACCTGTTACTTTAACGTCTGGCATATCGGATCTCCCATTGTATTATCGCAATAGCATTTGTCATTGAGCGCACAACCTACCCAGATTGCAGCCCAAACAAACACAACAAAAACCACAGCACCAATTAGCTGCACTACAAAAGACAACCAATCTTTGGCTGTCCAATCTCTAATTAAATCAAACATCATATCCCCCATTGTCCTGTCTTACCCCAGAAACCTATGTCATCGTAGAGATCATCACAGCATCTCCACGCCTCATAAGCTGCTAGTCCTTTATCGTTTGTGCATTGAGCAGTGCCATTGCTTGGGTCAATCCTTTTACCTTCAGCAGCTTCAAACTCTTTTGCATAACCCTGTTTCTTTTTATCTACATGAGCAGCCACGTTTGCTTTTGTAAATCGTTGGGTTGTATAATCTACTCTTACATTATTCATTGATAACCTCCTTATCCATGTATGAAAAAATGTGGGCAATGACATCTATCGTCCACCCATTGCCAAGCATCCTATATCTTTGTGTCTTTGATGCACCCTCGGTATATCCATCAGGTACGGTTTGTAATCTCTCACACTCTAGTGGTGTAAGTTTTCTCCAAGATAATCCCTCAATCATTTGACCTTGTTCTTCTTGTTGAATGAGGACACTATCCTTTTGAACTGTTGTAAGAGCATTAGACTTTTGGTCTGCTCTTAATTCTAATTGTTGTGAGGTTGTACCTTCTTCATTGTACCTTCCTCGAACTGCACCACCTGTAATCTTGGGTGGTGTATGTGTCATAATCGTAGGAGCCTTACCCGTTTCATCATACACTCTACGATTTCTTTCATTGTCTTTGAGTATCTCCTCTGGAATATCAAATGCTTTCATTGGAGTTTTGTATGCTACCTTTGGTTCGGTGTTACCACCTCCCATTGTAGTTAGTGTTGGTGACTTGCCATCAGGACTATAAACTCTCTTGATCATGTCATGTCCTTTGATGTCTGCCTCTCCAACTTGCATTGGTTTTCTTACACCAACCATTCCCCAGTTATTCCATCCGTTCCCATCTCTCGCGAGAACCGCACCTGCTTTTTGTACATCTGCTTTGAGTAAAGTCTTGCCAAGGTTTCCAACTAAATCACAAATGGGTCTGCCTTGCTCATCACAAGCTAGGTAATCTCCTTGCCTTCCATTCTTTACATACTCCGATGCAGATAGATTACTTGCTTTCTCTTTGTCACTTGTAATCAAGCAGCTATCTTTGTTGTTTTTGATTTGTCTTTTTACAAAGTTATCTGACATGAGTGTTGGATCATTGGGTTCCTCTTCTAAGATATCCCTCAACACAATGTTCTTATCTTGTGGTTGTTTGATGTTGGGAATGTTCGTCCAATAAAATCTTTGTCTTGATTGTGCGCTAACCAATGAACTATTAATGAAGTGAGGTTCAAACCTTACGGTGTTAAACAAATCAAGAAACTCTCTATCAACTTCATCACTTGTGTAACACTCGGATACCTGGTCAGTAATAACTCCAAGGTGTTGTGGTTCCATCCTCACATTCTCAAGCAAGAAATACTTTGGTTTGATTGCTTTGAGTAATCTTACAAACTCAAAGAACAACGCAGACCTTGGGTCATCGAATGCAAGTTTCTTTCCTGCAAAGCTAAAGCCTTGGCAAGGTGAACCAGCTAACATGAGATCTACATCCATGAAGTCTTTGGCATCTACCTTGGTGACATCACCAATCTGAATTGTGTTTGGGAAATTCTTTTGAGTTATTGCGATAGCGTGTTTGTCTATCTCTGATGCATAATACTTATCAACTTTGATACCAAGTCTTTGCAATGCTAACTGCCCACAACTCATGCCATCAAAGAGGGATAGCACTTTCATTTATGCTACCCTCTTCAATGCATTGCTCACTGTTGATGCATACCAATCACCGCCCCTCGCAGTTTGGTATCCTTCATCATTCAAGTGTTGTGCAATTTGTTTCATAGTCTTACCCTGACCTAGCTGGTCTTTAATTACAGGTAAAACTTTAGATGCAAATCTATCTGCTCTTGCTTTTATAACTGCGTTGCCTGCATCTGAAGCTGCTTGGTTTGGATTGCCAAGACTAGTTACTTTCTTACCCGCTCTTGATATGAAGTAACCCTTCTCTTGTATCTCTGCCTTTTGTCTATCGTGAGCTGCCTTGGTTCTCTCACTTATCTTGATACGTTCCATTTGTTGAACTGTAAAAAAGAAACCTGCGTTCTGTGGCTCAAGACTTTGATTGTCTAAAGATACTAACTCAAGTTTATTACTCATCACATTATCTCGATACCAGGTAGATACCTCTGCAAGATCACGTCCAAGTCTTGATAGGTTAGCAACTACCAATGGCACGTTAAGTTTTCTTGCTAGTTTAGTAGCAGCTAGAAACTCAGGACGTTCTGCGTTTGGTGTCTTACCTGATACACCTTCCTCGATAAACCAATCTACTTCAGCATCTGGAAATGCTCTTGTGATTTGATGCTTTTGGTTTTCAACAGTTTGTTCCTTTGTTGAAACTCTTAATATTGAAACTATCTTTTTATGCATTGCGTATCCTCCTTGTTCTTGTCATCTTCTACTAATATACTCATAAACGAACATAATGCAAGAGGTAAATAAAATTAATGTTCTCATTAGGTTCTCTATATACAAAAGATAAGGCTATGATATATTTGCTAGATATCTAATAGATATTTAGGAGGTTACATTGCAAAAGAAACAGGAGAAGGTAGACAAGTTAACAGAAGAACTAAACTACCAAGCTAACCTGGTGCCGATGTATGTAAAGATTAGTCCAGAGGTAAAGCAGCTAGTAGAGAACCAAGCCAAGATTGAAAGGCGAACACTTGCATCGATGGTTGAGGTTTTACTTCGCGATGGTTGCGAGGCCAAACGTGCGTAGCAAATATGGAAACAAAAGATACACATTGGACGGCATCAGTTTTATGAGCAAGGCGGAAGCCGCTTACTATTGGTTTCATATCAAACCGAGAGAAACCAAAGGTGAGATAACAAACTTGGTATTCCAACCAAGGATACGATGTGAAGTGGGAGGACAAAAGATATGCGATTACATTGCAGACTTTTCTTACTTCGACAGGCAAGAAGAAGGGCAACATGGTCAACATGGATGCCAAGTTATAATCGAGGTGAAGGGATACAAGACAGACGTTTACAATCTCAAGATAAAGCTAGTCCATGCATTGTACCCAGGAATGAAGATTATTGTCGTGCCGTCAAAGGATATGAAAAAGGAAATAGCAAACCTGCCAAAGCAGGAATAGGTGGTAGCATTGAAGAAAACTAAGCTAACACCTGACCCAGTTAGAGATCCACCAAACAAGTCAGGTGGAAGTTATCAATGCCCTGGGCCTCATATGATTATGCCTGCGAGAGCCTATGGTGATGATAGGTTCAACCAATACCCTATGACATTTAGAGCCTTTGCTATCTGTTGTAGCCATGCAAACTCATGGACGGGTGTATTCTTTCCCAACCAACTCTACATTGCCAAAGTATTACAATGCAGCCAACAAGCAGTATCCCAACACATGAGGAAGCTACTTGAGTATGGATACATCGAGAAACTAAGGAATGCAGATATCAGAAGGAACTACGGCAAACGTGGAGCATTGTGGAGAGTTATCTATGATCCTACAAAGTCCTTGGATGATTGCATTGCTGGTCAACCTGCACAAGATCGTGACCCTGAGATGGAAGCGGAGATAGCCAAGCATACCCTCAATGTTGCCAAGAGTGGAGCGAGGAGAAAGAGTATAAAGGCTGTGGATAAAGATAAGGGAAACAAGGTGGGGATTGTACAAGATGTATCTAGTAAGAGTAATGGTATGGATACAAATAACAAGATGGACGTTGTACTAGATAACAAGACACAGCTAGTAAATAACTCTATTAAATTAACTAATATAAATACTATAGGGGAAATTAAAGAAATAGATTGTAGGAAACTATGCAACGCATATGGCGAGATACTACAAGAGCAATACAACAAACCTTGGAGTTATGACATGAGACAGATGAGTATTGCAAAGGAGCTGCTACAATCAGGTTATACAATCCTATCATTCATAGAAGATGCTAGGAGTGTTGTTAAGTGGAAGAGGGAGAAGAACCAACAACCTCCATATTCCTTACAATACTTCATGTCTAGGAAGGTATCACAACAACAGGCTAAGAGTGGTAAGGATGTAAAGGATATCATCAAGCATATGTCAAACAAGATGAGGTTACCCAAGTGATACAAAACTCAAAGGAACCTTTAGGATTTGTAACACCCAGAAATATCATGTGGGGGTGTACGAAAATGTCTACATTTAATGCCATAGAATGTAGGCATAGCAACGATTATGGCAAAAAATCGACCCTCTGGGGGCCCACCAGGTACGATACGATAGGGGGGTTTCCCAAAAATATTTTGGGGTTTTCAAAAAAAAGAAAGGACAAGCTATGAAAGTAGATAAACTATTTGACGTAGTACAGCCAAAAGAAACGGACAAGCTAGACGAGAGTGGCAAACCCGTAACTAGATGGCAGAACCTGGGGATTGCTTTTTACAAAGAAGGCAAAATCACGGGGATAAAACTTGAAGCCTTACCTGTTCCTGATAAAAACGGAGAGATATGGATAAGGTTATTCGAGAAGAAGGAAAAACCAGGGATGGCTAATCCTGGGGATAGTGGAGGTGATCCATGGTCATAAAGATGGTCAAGAAACTTTGGCAGGGCAAGTATGTATCTGTTAGAGATTACGAGGTCAAGCAGGCCATTGTTAAGGGTGGCATGAGAATAGAGCATGGAAAAGATATGATGCAGCTAAATGTAGACGAGTTAAAACAACTCAAACCTACAGGAGCAACGCTTCAATCTAAATATGGAGGAACGTATAGGTTAGTAGATATAACCTTCAAACCTCTTACCGAGCATCCAGACCAAGGGAGATTGTGGTAATGGGAAAAAGGGTAGTGCCGCCTGTTGGTAGATTTGGTGGAGTGGGTAATATCCGTAAGAGATTGCGTGGCTCACAGATAATCTACGACAATCGTGATGGACTAGCTACTGAGATGCTAGGTATCGCGAAGGCAAAGATAACTGATATTTTTGATTGGAATGGCAAGAAACTTGATTTGAAGGATGCTAAAGATATTCCTGATAATGCCTTGGCCGCCATCAAAAAGATTAAGATTACGCCTACCCAAAGCGGTGAAGATATCATCGAAGTAGAGCTGCTTGATAAAGTTAGAATAATGCAACTGCTGGCGAAGTCCGCTGGACTATTAGATACCGAGAAGGACGCGGATAAACCAGCGGTTGTTGATATACAAATGGTTATGCCAGGGGAGGACGAAGATGATAAAAAATAAACTAAGGGTATTGTCTTTAGGTGCTGGTGTTCAATCAAGCACACTAGCATTTATGATAGAAAAAGGAGAAGTGCCTATGGTTGATTGTGGAATATTTGCAGACACAGGTGCAGAACCTAAACAAGTTTATGAGTGGTTAGATTACATCAAAAAAAATGTAAGCTATCCCATTCATATAGTGCAAGAAAGAAATCTTGAGGATGATGTTATAGAAGGAGCCAAAGGAACATTTAAAAAATTTACTATACCATTTTATACATTGAACCCAGCCTCTGGTAAAAAAGGTTTTTTACGAAGGCAATGCACAGGTGATTATAAAATCAAACCTATTATCAAAGAGGTTAGAAGATTGCTTGGTTACTCAAAAGGAGAGAGGATACCTTATGCAGAAACAAAAGTAGAAATGCTTTTAGGTATATCTGTAGATGAAATGATTAGAATGAGGAGAAATGAATTAAGGTATATTGAGAATTTATATCCTTTGATAAATGATTTTAGAATGAAACGCCATGATTGTATTTCGTGGATGGAGAATAATAATTATCCATTACCTCAAAAGAGTGCCTGTTATTTTTGTCCTTTTCATAGTCATTCAACTTGGGTGGATCTAAAAAAGAAACAACCTAAAGAATTTGAAAAAGCTGTAGAGTTAGATAAAAAAATTAGGAAACAAGAGGTACATAAAAATTTAAAAGATTATGATGAATTTTATCTTCATAGTAGCTGCAAACCTTTGGATGAAGCAGTAGCTGATGATAAACAACAAGATTTATTTTTAGATGAATTTAACAACGTGTGTGACGAAGGTATGTGCGGTGTTTAATGAAAGGAGGGAAAATGAAAAAAAGTAAATATGAATATCTTTTATGGAATGCATATCATACAGTTATAGTTATTTTATTAGCTGGATTATTGATTGTGGAAGTAGCTGAATATTTTAAACATATTAAGTTTGGAGTTTGTATCTAATGGAAGGAAGTGCCGTAACTAAATTAGACTTTAGTGGTAGTCCAACTGTTGCAAAGTTTATGAAGTCATCAGGTTTTGTGAGAGGGTTACTAGGCCCTGTAGGATCTGGAAAATCTTACGCCTGTTGTGCTGAACTGTGGAGGAGAGCAGTCCAACAAAAACCCTCTCCAAGAGATGGTATCAAGTATTCGAGATTTGCGATAGTCCGAAATACACATCCAATGCTAAGAACGACAACTTTAAAGACTTGGTTGGAACTTATGCCAGAGCATATATGGGGTAACGTAAAATATGCTCCTCCAATAACTCACCATATAAAATTACCAAGTAAGGGCAATGCAGCTGGAATAGATTGCGAGGTCATATTCTTAGCCTTAGATGACCCAAAGGACGTGCGTAAATTACTTTCTTTGGAACTTACGGGTGCATGGGTCAATGAATGTAGAGAGCTGCCTAAAGCCGTTATAGACGGCCTTACGCATCGTGTTGGTAGATATCCAACAAAAGCAGATGGAGGCCCAACATGGCATGGAGTTATACTTGATACTAACCCATGCGATACAGACCATTGGTATTATCATTTAGCAGAAGGCAAAGATAGACCTAAAGGTAAATATGCCTGGGAGTTTTTTAAGCAACCCCCTGGTGTGTTAGAAGTAGATAACGATGAGGTTCCAGAGGATATGCCTGAAGCAAATGGATTTTTGCAATCCGCAGGCAAATGGTGGCGCACAAATCCTAAAGCAGAAAATTTAAAAAATTTGCCAACAGGATACTACGAGCAATTACTTGGTGGTAAGCAACTTGATTGGATTAA